ACCAGAATCTGATTTAGAACATTCATTTGAATATGACCGCCTAATATTTGCAGTTGGTAAATCAGGTATTGACTTTGGTAAACAATTAGCAGATAATTATGAATTACCTACTGAACCTAAACCAGTACAAATTGGTGTTCGATTTGAAGCACCACAACATCACTTTCAGAAACTAATTGATATCTCATATGATTTCAAATTGTATCGCAAGTTTGAAGACGAAGGTGTTTCATTACGTTCTTTTTGTACAAACAACAATGCAGCATATGTTGCTGTAGAAGAAACGTATGGAAATCACAGTTACAATGGTCACGCCAAAAAAGATGAACAATACCGAAACAATATGACCAATTTTGGTATATTAATGGAAATTAACGGTATTGATGAACCATTTAAGTGGTCACGTGAGGTAGTAAACAAACTCCAATTTCACGGAACTGGATTATATTACAGTCCAACCCGAATACCTTCTACTACATCAGAGGGAAATAATGTATCAGCTTATCAAATAGAGTTTTTAGATGGCGTACGAGAGGTAATGGGAGAATATTTTCAATACATTGAAGATTTTATCGAAGATATGAAGAAAGTATTCCCAACACTTAAAGATGACTGGGGTATTTACATACCTGAGGTAAAATATCTTAGCCCAGAACCACTTGTAAACTATGATAATCTATCACTTGTAGATTTTCCAAATGTACATTTTGTAGGTGATGCTTTATCAGCTCGTGGTATTACAGTATCAGGAGCACAAGGTATTTATGCTATAGAAAACTTGATTAACCAATAATTTTTTTGTATATTTAAAATAAAACGATGAGAAAACAGAAAATTTACGAGTACAACACAATCAATTCACAAGGAGCTACTTTACATTTGTTTAGAGAAGTAGGAGCACCACATTGGAAATTGCACAATTGGGAAGGACCAGCAATTGAACCCACACATAAAGATTGTCAATTGAAAGCAGAATATTATCTGTATGGTACTTTGTATAACCAGGAGGATTGGCAAGAGTTAGTATCTCAACGTGAAGGGTTACCATATTACAAAAATCCTTCAATGAAACATCAATTGTCCGATTATCGTAATTAAAATTATATTGTATGAAAATAGGTTTTTGTGGTACAGTTTCTGTAGGTAAAACAACTTTAGTTAAAGCATTGCAACAACTAGATGAGTTTAGTAACTATGAATTTAGAACTGAGCGTTCAAAATATTTAAGGGATTTAGGTATTCCATTGAACACAGATTCTACATTAAAAGGTCAAACTATATTTTTAGCAGAGCGTGTATCAGAGCTAATGCGAGAAAATATTATTACAGATCGTACTATTATTGATATTATAGCATTTGCTTATTCTTCTAAATCTATGGATATTGTAGACAAAGAAGAATTTACTCGATATGCTGTACGTTTTCTATCAGAATATGATTGGATATTTTATGTATCGCCTGAAGGTGTAGATATAGAAGATAATGGTGTACGTGAAACAGATACTGAATATAGAAATACAATAGATGAATCTATTAAACATCAAATCAGTAGCTATAAACATCGTATTAAAAACTATGGAGAGTTAAAGGGTAGTACAGAAGATAGGATTGCTCAAATTAGGTTATATTTATCGCAAAATGCAAGTTAAACCCACATATATAGTAATATTGGTGTTGTTGGCGCTATTAGTGCTGCAACACCAATGTTCAACTCCTGTTGAACCACAAATTATAGTGGAAAGAGATACTACTTACATTACCGAAGTTCGAGTAGATTCATACCCTGACCCATACCCAGTTTATGTAGAACATATCAGGTGGGATACTATAACTAAAATAGATACTGTATTAATATTAGGTGATTATTTTTCGGTAAAAACATTTCGTAAACGATACGAGTTTGGGGATACATTAAGTATTGAAGTTACAGACAGTATATCACGCAATACATTAACCAAACAAATTATCAAATACGATTTAAACATTCCCGTTATACGAGAAAAAATAACTATTATAACTAATCAACACGAGTTGTATGTAGGTCCCAAACTAAACTTATCAGCAAATATTGCTCAAATGGGTATAGATATAACTTACAGGTCACCATACAAAAATCTATATACAGTGTATTATTCACCATCAAACAATACAATAGGGTTTGGGGTTCAATGGAGGATATTTAAACGTACACCTGGAGAGTCACTTTTTTCTGTTAGAGATGCAATCTCTCCACTTTAGATATATTTATATCAAAACATCATATGTCTCAAGAGGCACTCATAAAAAAACACATTCAGCTTGAATATATAAAGTGTGCGAAAGACCCGATACACTTTATGAAAAAATACGTTAGGATACAGCACCCACAACGCGGTACTATTCCTTTTCATTTATATCCATTTCAGGAAGGAGTATTAAAGATATTTCAAAAAAACCAAAACGAAAGTAGATATAATATTATAAACAAATCTAGACAGTTAGGTATCTCTACTGTTACTGCAGGCTATGCATTATGGTTGATGTTGTTTCATCACGATAAAAATATTTTAGTATTAGCTACAAAACGCGAAACAGCAAAAAACCTAGTTACTAAAGTAAGATTTGCATATCAGGCTCTACCTTCATGGCTACAAATTGATACCCCAGAGAATAACGTTTTAACACTTCGTTTATCAAATGGGTCTCAAATTAAAGCCGCATCAAAAGCAAGTGATGCTGGTAGATCAGAAGCAGCATCTTTGTTAATTATGGATGAGGCCGCTTTTATCGATAATATTGGTGATGTATGGACAGCAGCTCAACAAACACTAGCTACTGGTGGATCTGCAATAGCCTTATCTACCCCTAATGGTACAGGTAACTGGTTCCATAAAACATGGATTGATGCTGAAACAAACCCAGAAAGTAAATTTGTTGCAATAAAATTACCTTGGGATGTTCACCCTGAACGAGATCAATCCTGGAGAGATGAACAAGATAAAATTTTAGGTCCTAAACAAGCAGCACAAGAGTGTGATTGCTCATTTTTAGCCTCTGGTGCCTCTGTTATAGATTTAGAACTATTAGAATGGTATAGCCAAACTACCCAAGAAGATCCTATAGAAAAACGTGGAATGGGAGGAAATCTCTGGATGTGGGAATATCCCGATTATTCTAGAGACTATGTAGTTGTAGCGGATGTTGCTCGCGGCGATAGTAGTGACTACTCAGCTTTTCATGTTATAGACATAGAATCTAACACTCAGGTAGCTGAATTTAAAGGCCAACCCTCAACAAAAGATTATGGTAATATTTTAGTAGGTGTAGCCACTGAATATAATAACGCTTTACTTGTAGTAGAAAATGCTAATGTAGGGTGGGCAGCTATACAACAAATTATAGATAGAGGTTATCCTAATTTATATTACTCACCAAAAACAGAAGTAGATAGTGCTCAATCCTATTTAGAGAAATGGGAAAAAGATAATCTAGTACCTGGTTTTACTACCTCTGCTCGTACCCGTCCTTTAATAGTAGGAAAATTAGAGGCATATATTAGAGATAAATCTTTAACTATACGTTCAAAACGTTTACTAGAGGAACTAAAAGTATTTATCTGGAAAAATGGTAAAGCTCAAGCCCAAAGTGGCTATAACGATGACTTAGTTATGGCTATTGGTATTGCAATGTATATTAGAGACACATCCCTAAAATTCAGACAGCAAGGTCTAGAATTAACTAGAGCTGCTTTAGGAAACATTAGAAAAAATGGTGGATATTCACAAGGAGGTGTGTATAATACCAGTAAAGTAGCAAATAACCCATACAATATGGAAACTAAAGGGGGGATAGAAGATTTACGCTGGCTCCTCTAATATTTATAACAATATAAGAAAACGCAAAAAATGGCCGATACTTCAGTATTTTCACGATTAAAGAGATTATTTTCAACGGATGTAGTAATCCGTAATACAGGGGGAAATCAACTTAAAGTCGTAGATGCTAATCAAATCCAACAAGCAGGAGAGATACGCACAAATTCTCTTATAGATAGATTTACCCGTTTACGTACTACTAATGCAGGACCTATATATAACCCTGCAATGAATTATCAGACATTACGTACCCAATTATACTCAGATTATGAGGCAATGGATACTGATGCTATTATTGCTTCTGCTTTAGATATTGTAGCTGATGAATCTACACTAAAAAGTGAAATGGGAGAAGTATTATCTGTTCGTTCTACAGACGAGCAAATACAAAAAACATTATATAATCTATTTTATGATGTATTAAACATAGAATTTAACTTATGGGCGTGGATTCGTTCAATGGCTAAATTTGGTGATTTTTTCCTTAAATTAGAGATAGCAGAAAAGTATGGCGTATATAACGTTATTCCCTATTCAGCATACAATATGTCCAGAGAAGAGGGATACAATGATAAAAACGTAAATGCTGTGCGATTCAAATTAGATCCTGATGGGCTATCCGGTGGTGGGTATTATGGTGGAATTGGTCAAGATAATCAAAACGCTATATACTTTGATAACTACGAGGTAGCTCATTTTAGACTAACCGCTGACCCAAATTACTTACCTTATGGCCGCGCATATATTGAACCTGCCCGTAAATTGTTTAAACAATATACTTTAATGGAGGATGCAATGCTATTGCACCGTATCATTAGAGCCCCAGAAAAAAGAGTATTTTATCTAAATGTTGGTTCTATTCCTCCCCAAGAGGTAGATGCATTTGTGGAAAAACAAGTTGCAGCGCTAAAACGCCAACCACACATTAACCCTGAAAACGGAGACTATAATCTGAAGTTTAATGTTCAAAACATGATGGAAGATTTTGTTATACCAGTAAGGGGTAACGATTCATCAACCAAAATAGAAACCACACCTGGTTTACAGTACGATGGTATACAAGATGTAGAGTACTTAAGAGACAAATTATTTGCAGCCCTTAAAGTACCTAAAGCATTTATGGGCTACGATGAAAACACAGATGGTAAAGCTACATTAGCCGCTCAAGATATTAGATTTGCCCGTACAATTGAACGTATCCAACGTATTGTTGTATCAGAGTTATACAAAATTGCTATTGTACATTTATATACACAAGGATATACCTCAGAACAGTTAGTTAATTTTGAATTAACGCTAACTTCTCCTTCAGTAATATACGATCAAGAACGTATTGCATTGATGAAAGAAAAAATGGAGCTAGCTAGTGCTATGAGAGAATCCAATATGTTCTCTTCAGATTGGATCTACGATAACATCTTCCACATCAGCGAAGAACAGTTTGATGAAATGAGAGATTTAGTTAGAGAAGATAAAACACGTGAATTCCGTTTAACCCAAATTGAAAATGAAGGAAATGATCCATTTGAATCAGGTAAATCATATGGTACACCACACGATTTAGCTTCATTATATGGTCAAGGCAGATACCAATCTAATTCAGCAGATGTACCTAAAGGATATGACGAGAATGAACCTGAATTAGGTCGTCCAAAAGAAAAAATAACTACACGTAATACACAAAAAGATAATTTCGGAAAAGATAGGCTAGGTGCTGCTGGTATGAAGCGAGATTATAACGATCCAAAAAATGTTTCTCCCCTTGCATTAGAAAGTAAAAAAGAATTTGCAAAAATTAAGAATCATCTCCCAAATATGGAAGATAAAAAGTTAATATTTGAGCAAAAGAAAAAGGAAGCAGATTACTTAAACGAGAAAAATATTAAAAATCTTTAAGTATCTACTAATATTTATTAACAGATATACTCTTTGCAATGAGAATCAAACATTCAAAATTTAAAAATACTGGTATAATTTACGAATTGCTAGTAAGACAAATTACCTCGGACATCCTTAACAAAAAGGAACCGAAAACTCTCTCCTTAATTCAAAAATACTTTGCTAACACTGAATTAGGCAAAGAATATAAACTATACGAGTTTATAGCTAACAATAAAACTTTAACTGAGGGGAAAGCAGAATCTTTACTTAATACTTTAGTAGAAACTTCTAAAAAACTTAACCGTAAACAATTACGTAAGTTAAAATATAATCTAATTAGCGAAATCAAAGCACATTATAATGTAGATGATTTCTTTAAAGCTACATTAGATAACTACAAACAATACGCTGCTTTATATACCCTATTTGAGGCAGCGGCCACTCAGGAAATCATACACCCTAATCAGATTGTAGACAATAAAATTACTTTATTAGAACACTTTACTCAAGAGAAAATCTCTAAGGAAAAAGCCCAACAATCTATCATTCGGGAATATTCAGAATTTGAACCTGATTTAAAGGCATTAGCTTATAAAATACTATTAGAGAAATTTAATTCAAAATATAACGAGTTCAATCACGAACAAAAAAGTGTACTTAAAGAATACATTAACAACGTATCAAATACTGAAAATTTAAAAGAATTTGTTGTTGCAAGATATAACGAGTTAAAAAAACAAATATCAGAGCAAATCAAATTAGTTGATAATGCTGTACTAAAGATTAAACTAGAGGAAGTAAATTCTTTAATTCCCGAAGTATGTCAAAAAAGAACAGTAACAGACACTGATATTGTTTCTTTGTTACAACTTATTGAATTAAAAGAAGAATTGAAAAATGTCTAAAGGCTGGGGTATTAAAAGCATTTTAACACCTGATCCTGAATCAAGGTTTGATAAGGTAACTTATGTACCTAATTTTGGAGATCTGTTAAATGCTTTAAATAAAGCCGACCAGACAATGAAAAATATCTCTAATCTAGATGTAGAAGATGGAGAATTTTTTGACGACATAGCAGATGATATAAAAGTAGTAAAAAACTTAGTTAGAACTTATTTAAGAAAAAATTACCCAGAAGACTATAGAAAATACAGAATGAGCTTAGATGAAGTAAAAGGTAAATTAAAAGAAATCTTAGTAAATAAGATTATGGAAACCTCTGTAAGTGGAGGTACTGCCTCTTTTACCCCCGGAGTTGGAGCTCAATACGCTACAAAATTTGCTTTTAACCCAAATAAAAAAGCAGACGGTACGTCACGCAACTATTATTTTAAAATGGGATTCAAACCAGTCCCTAAAAAAATTAAAGGATCAGGTATGGAAGTAAGACAACTTTTTGAAGGTCAAGAAATAGACAACTACAAGCTACCAGAAGATATTAAAACTACTATTAAAGCAGCTTATCTAAAGGACAATATCGAAAGTGTAAAACAAAATGACTTTATGTATTACATTACGGTATCAACTGGTGGTTTAGCTATTGATGAAACTATGTTAAAAAAATTAACTAGAAATAAATCATTTATGGGAGTTTATCCTAAAGATACTACAACTGTTCAACTTGGTTTTAGAAAAAGATAATATTTATTGATATGAAAACATTACAAGAAAAATACACAGGAGTTAGAGAAGGTAAATTCTCTCAATTTCAATGGTTAAAGGAGGCTAAACTTACCCTCCCTCACCTTATCTCACCATACAATGGATTTGAAGATGCTGTTCAAATTTTGAAAAACAGAGGTATGCTTCACGAGGAAGTAAAAGCTGATTTGAAAAAAACAGACAAATCTGTAGAAGATGCTAATGCTAAATCTTTCTCATACGGTGAAATATCTGCAGCTAATGTAAATTTTGACCAAATGCTTAAAGGCATGCAGATTGAAATTGAAAAAGATCCTGAACTAAGTGAAGAAAAAGCTCGCGAAAAAGCAATCAAAAATCTAGTACAAGATCCTTATTTTTATCTTAAAAACCA